TAACTAAGTTCTATACCTTTGAATATTGTCAGGACCAGAGATGCTTGACATCTCTGGACTTTTATTTTTTAAAGCACGAAGTTCTTCGTTAAGTTCTTTAATACGCTTATATAAAGCATACTTTTCTTTAACTTCTTCTGCTATCTGCTTTTCTAGCAGTTCGATTTTAGTGAATAGATTCTTCGTCATCTTCTATATCCAATCTAAATACAAACTCCATACCGTTATCATTATGAGCCTGATGAACCATCTCGCCTAGCGTATAGTTTTCATCATCGACGGTAAAGATAATTTCATTCTCTTCGTCAAACTTTTTTAGTTTTTCTTTTTTAAAATTTATTACATTTGATTTTTTAGACATTTAAACTCCTAATTTTTTATTATACTATTATTATACCACACTTTTAACTTAATGTAAAGGAAAAAGTGATTAACCTGTTAAATGTTTTGAATGAATTCTACAACCTATAAAGTTGTTATAGTAGTCATCTCTAAACAATACATTGTGGTCGAACTGAAGCTTTGCTTCATAATAAGACATTTCGCCTTTTGTTTTACAGAGTTTTAATATTTCACGTTTGAATCTTTCTTTTCCGTGTTGTTCCACAAGCTGGCGTACTTGATTGGATGATCCATAGTAATCTTTCCAGTCTGATTCAACACGTGTTCGTACACGTCTCTTACGTGTTTTAGTGATGGGTAATGTTTTAGGTTTCCAGAAATTCTTCTTTCCAATATATTTTTTGTTGGTATGAATTTCTGTGAGTTGATATACATAGCCTTGATATTCTTCAGGTGTATCTTCAAAAGTTACATTATTATAAGTCCACGTCATCTACTTCTTCAGCTTCAGCTCTCCTACCACATATTGGACAATACTTTGGTTCTTTATATGCTGCCACGTAGGAAGTCTCATCGCATTCTTCGCATTCTATCTGGTAGTCTTTCAAGAATTTGTTCCCTTCTTTCTCGAGTTGCATTTCCCCATTCAGCAATTTCCTGAGTAGTTCTACCGCAACCTATACAAAAGTCCTCTTTAAGAGTACATACTTTAACGCACGGTGAAACTATTCTAGAAATCGATTTCACAGGCACCACCTGCACAGGCGGCTGCAGCGAGTGTATCAACATCTGTATACTTTCTTTCTGTTATGTCTTCTTTCCAGTCGACGGTTTTTAAAGTTGATTGAATCTTATTCCACTTATGTAATAAGTATGCGTCTTTTAAACAATGTTCAGCAAGTACTTGATCTGAATTTAAATAGTTATCAGCAAACTTACCAAACCTTCTTATCCAATCTCTTTTCATAGCATTTTCTGATGACTCTAGAGATAAGTCTTCACCAAATCCTTTTGCTGTAGAACATGCATCCCATAAGTTATTAAAAACTTTAAGTGCGTCTACTACCATGCCAGATGCAAATACAGCAGCATTACCATATTTCTTTACCATATCTTTTGCAGTAATAACTGCAGTGTTTGGTGCTTGATTATAATCTTTGTCACCAGTCATAGGTAAGAAAGAAATACCTGCAAAGGCATTACGATTTTCATATACATATTTTTCTACTTCATCCCAGTCATCTACTATGATTGTATTAGATACATTATGTCTTACACCCTTATCAGCACATAACTCTTCATTAGTGCCAGCTTCAACCCAATGCTTTTGAGCTTTCTTAACTAACTCTAGATGTTTAACACCTAACAAATCATCTTTATACAAAGATCCTTTATTTGGTAGTATAGGAAATGACACTACGACATCTGTACCACCAGCAGACCATACTGATTCTTCAACCATGTACGGATTAGTCTTCATAATTGCTTGAGTTATTTCTGACTCTTTATTCATTTGCACGTTTCTAATATACATGCTTGAATGCTCGGCGTGAATACCGGATGCAGTTTGTAATAACACAGAAGCGTTACCACTTGGCTTGACACAAGTTGTTCTTGCTGCAGCATTGATTCCTATTATTCTAGCAACTTCTCTATTTACGTCTTTAACTATTTGCGCACCTTTTTCTAATATCTTTTCATTGAAAAGAATATCCGGATTGTTCATCCATCCTGTAATTGAAACTCCAAGTAAAGCCTCTCTATCAAAAATAAGTTTTGATGTATCGGTTAAAAACTTAAAGTCTGTGTACCCCGCTTGTAGGGTACCGAGGATAGACGCTGCTCGGCATGCCTTGTAAAAGTCTTCCTCGGTATTGCATTTGCCTCCATTGATTTCAGTAAGGTTGCAACCTTGCCAACCTGACTTCTTATTGATCTGCGGATACATACCAATCTCCACGCATGGATTTGTAGTATGTTCTTTAGATTCAACGAAGACGAACCCTGGTTCGCCAAACTGCTTGACAGATTCCATAATCTTGCCAAACTCTTCTGGTGTGGTCTCATCTCTTACAATAACTGCAGAGTTGTTTGACCTACCTCTTTGTGGATTATCCATAAACCAGTTACCAGTTTTAGCATTCATCATTTCTTCATCGTCTGGTGAAAAAAGACAAATGGTTGCTGATCTTCTTACGCCACCAGATAATACAGCATCTGCTGCATGCATAGTAATGTCGTAAGCGTTTATTGGTTTTATATCCATTGGCTCTTTTGAGTCTAATACAATACCTTGTAATAAGTGTTCTATTTTGTCTAAAGACCTACGTAAACCGTTTGGTCCTGGTGCTTTAAATCCACCTGATATAAAAGCACCTTTCGGTCTTATTTGCGATAGATCGAAGTACACTCTTCGTCCTTCGTATTCCGGATATTTACCTCCGCCTACAAAGAAAGAAGACATTAACACGTCTAATGCTGAAGCCCAACCTTCAATTGAATCTTCAACTATATAACCTTTCGCTTGTTTAGTTCTATTTTGAATTTTTGGTAATTTTTTAATGTGATGTTTCTGTACAGAAAATCCTGCACCTGCACCACACAATAAAATATAAAACACCTCGCCAAAGAACTCTGGTCTATTAACGTAAGAAGACGTACAATTGTACATCCTCATTTGGTGTTTCATTAATTGTTCTCCTCCAAACTGGAGTGCACGCTGAGCACCAAGAACTCTTTGTTCTTTATAGGCAGTACGTGCTTCGTCTAAATATTCAGTTAATTCATTCCCATTGCTCATATAATTTTTGTCGTGCATTTCAATAACACGATCAACAGCCTCATCCCAAGATTCATATCTACTATGACCGTCTTTAAAACGCGAATAGCCTTCGTAAAACTTAGTTTGAGACAAAAAATCTCTTGTGTCAACAAATTGTTGCATCTCGTTTCCTCTTATCTTTTTTGATTGTTGTATCTATTATATATTAAAAAACAACTTTTGTAAAGGACTTATTCACCATCTTTTGAAAAATATTTTTCTATCATTTCAATTCTATCATAAGCTGCTGACATCTTATTTAATTCCTCAATCACTGCTTCTGTAACATCTGAATGTTCACCAATACCTGCTGGCATTGTTTGATACACTTGTATATTTGCTTTGTGAACTTCTAGTTCACCTTCGGCTTGTTTCCTTGCCGCTATTATTATTTGATCGCCTACTTTCATAATTATCTCCTATATAATTTTTGCGTTTACTTTTCTATGTTTATTCCAAGCAACAAATCCACCTATTCTTAAAGCCCAATAAGCTAATTTATTTAATAGATGAAATCCATTTTGCTCGATGTTTATATCACGAAATATTAGATCTGCTTTTTTCTGAGTAATATTTCCTATAGTTTTCTTTTTATTTTTTTTCAATAATGTTTCATACTTGTATGCAAAGTCATGTACTAATCCACCCATTAACAATACACCTGTAGGTGATAACCATGTATGTAAGAATTTTGGAATAGATGCACCGTCAAAAGTAAATCCTGCTGGAATGACATACCAATCTCCTTCAATTCTAAAAGTCCAATCTTCTGCGACTATCCAATTACGTGTACCTATTAGCCACATCCATATTGCTCCCCAAAAACCTTTACCTGCTGTAGGTATTGCTATAGGTTGTAGCTTTGGCATTTCTTTATATTCAAATCCAATAATGACATCATCACAATCAACACCGAACATATTAATTATAAGACCTATAATAATTAGTACACCAACGACAGTAAACTGCCACCAAGTAACAAGTTGATCTATTATAAATTCCATTATTTTTTCTCCTCTTTAGGTTTTACCGCTTTTTCATAGTAAAAAATAACTTCATTTTGTTGTTCTATATATCTCTTTATTTGTTCAAAGTTAATTGCTAAGTTCTTAAATGACTGTGGATCTAAGCCATATATTACAAACTCTCCCATGCCAGCTTTAACTTTTTTAATAACTTCTGGTAAGTTCTTTTCAGTTATCACAGTAATCTTAACATCTAACATATTTATTGGTTTAACTTTTTGTGCTACAGCAATAGTAGGAGTTATAACCTTTTCAACAGTTACTATTTCTTTTTCTGGTTTCCAACTACAACTACTTAGTAGCAGCGTTGATGCCACCAAACATTTTGTTAACCTGTTCATTAATTCTCTTTTCTTGACCTATAGGATCTGCTAAACTATTTTTAATTATATCAGTTTTAGCAAGTAGGTTTGAAATCTTCTTGTTATTTTCTTCAGCAATAGTTAACTTGTTATTTAAGTCTTTAGTTAACTTAATTTGCTTTTGCATATTTTCTTGGAGTGCTTTAATTGTAGAATCTTTTGCTTTAACTGCAACTTCAAGCTTTGCGTTGTTATCACGTAAGGTTGCCATACGTTGCATAGTGTCATTGTAAATGAAATATGCACCATAGCCAATACCTGCTAATATAGCAAGTACAAATAAAAAGATATATAGCCTAGCCATGATCTTCTATGTATTTTCTAAATCTTTTCAGTAGTACTGGAAACTTATCTTTTTTTCTACGCTTGTCATGCATGGTTGTAGTTTTAATTCTAGGCCCCATTGCTGTAGTTGCTGGATTAGGTATTGATGAAGTTGTTGTTCCTCCACCTGAACCAAGATCTTCACTTGCAGCTTGAGCAGATGCCATATTTTCTGGAGATGGTGCACCCTTCTCACCTTTTTTTCTCATTCTTTTACCGCTTGCTCTTCTCATTCTAATATTATGCCATAGACCTTTATTTTTTTCTTCTAATGATTCTTTTTGCATAGCTTTTGTCTTCTTCTTCATTTTGTTTATAAAAGCTCTATATACAGCTGCAGGTCCGGCTTTACCCATGACTTTCGCTCTTTGTTCCATTGCAATTGCTGCTTGTATCTGGTGAGCATGTTTTTTACCAGAGTTCTTAATTTTAGATACTGATGCCTTTGCATCATCTACTGTAGCAAACTTCAAACCATGAATCGTACCTTTTGGATTCTCATCTGTATATAAGTCACTATGTTTTTTACTATTAGCTGGTTGTCCTTTTTTTCTTGGTATTCTTTCAGTAGCTTCATGCATATCAGTGTTTGCACTTTTGCCAGATTGTTTAACAACTCTTAAAGGATTACCAATTAGTCTTTCATATTTTTTATGTGCGGCTTTAGCTTTTTCTTCAGAACTGTAGTAAGCAAATACATATCGAGACTTTGGAGCACTCGGTTGTACTAACATATGTGTATATGGTTTTACCCTTGCTCCTTTTTGTCTACCAGCTATTCTCATCTAATTAACT